CTGTTGTTCCAGAGTCTCCTGTTGCTCCTGTTGTTCCAGAGTCTCCTGTTGCTCCTGTTGTTCCTGTTGTTCCATGAACAGACGCGGGCACAAGCGCAACAAAGTAATTCCAAATGTTGTCCGCGGTCTTATTGCGGATTTCCTCTACCAACCGCCTCAGATTCACCGGAATCGCATCTCCATTGTACTGGTTCTTGTTCTCCTGGATACACATCGTGATGTCCTGAATATTGTCCGACATACTGATTGGCGCATAGCTCAGCTGGCAATTCGTATGAAAGATAGTGTGCATCGCCCGAACACTCGCACGCGCCGAGGTTGATTTACCATTGGGCCATTCAAAGTAACCAATAAGCTGGTTATTGCGCACAACCTTACATTTCGCCATAATATCAAAGTCGTCGCCAATATGTCTGCTGTCGTATTCAGAAAAGATGCGCTCGTGGGCATCCGGAATCTTCGGATTATTTACATCAAAGTATTCAGGTTTCTTGCGCATACCCGTTTTCACAATGTACTCCCCAACAAACTCCCAACCAAGCATACTTGATTTATATGGTTTCGCCGATTTACTATATCCACTCGTGGTTTTAGATATATAATATGTTTCGCCATCCCTCGGATTTTCCCACAAGAACAACAATGAACCTTCGGAATCTTTGTATTGGTGAATGCGGTCTACATACACCTTGCCGGTGTAGTATTCTGCGGGACTTCCGCCAAAATAATTATACAGCTTCAAGCGATGCTCGCGGTTTGCGTCTAGGTTCTTGTTCAAACAAACGATTTCAACTGCGAACTGTCCGAATATCACCGACATCCTGTCCATTACGGGGACGTTGTGGTCCAAGAAGTTGTCATGAATCGTCTTTTCCAGAAGCGGCGTATAAGGGAATCGTATGATGGTACCGGAGTTCATATCAGAGTATTCGTTAGGAAAGGGTGCGGGAAAACACAAAGACATATCGGTATATTTGCCGGAAACATTGATTTGGTCCCACGGGACTTGGACACAAAGCGAAGCGACACCCGAAGCAAGCAATTTGTTGCCACCTTCGGCGCGTGTATAAACCAAAACCAACTGTTTCCCGCTCAAAATGAACGTCGCCGGTTTCCAACCAAGTCCAGACACGCCAAGTGCCTGATGTGTGCCGTGGTTTTCGCGATGTAAATCAAGCATATTTCGCACATTTTCCAAGGTCATTCCTCTGCCCCAGTCAATCACGTCTATGTGGGTAGATGTGATTACAAACATTATTTTCGCCGCACCAGCATCAATGGAATTTGCCACAATTTCGCTGAGGCATTTTTCGGGGGTGAATCCTTTGCGTTCAAAACCTTTGATGATTCCGCGTTCGTTGATTGATCCGAGATTTGATGACATTTTCAGAGATTGTTTTTAGTTAAAGTGTTGTTGGATTATTTAATACCTTTCTTTTTTCTTGGAAATGTTTTCAATTTTTTACATCCTTATATGTAGTTGTGAAAACTACATATAACCAAGTCAGAATATAACATAAGATATGAAACATTTTATAAACCTGACAAGCTGCGTAATACACCATTGAATATTGAAAACGAGCCGTTTTCAATCTTCAAAGGAGCGGTATCGGTAACGATTTAAAACAAAGCACCCCTACGGGGTGCTGTTTTAAATCTTCACCGATATAAATAAACTACACATCATTCACATCGTAAAAAAACCAAACAAATATTGTATTCATTTGGCTAGCAATTCATTCAGTGGTCAGTTTCTATTATCGTTCGGCTATATTACAACATATAACACCACGCTTGAACTTTGTGAAACCAAGGATAAGGAGGATTACGATACAATAACCGAGTTTATCAATGAAAAAATCCCTGAATAAAGAAAAGATGAAAAGAACGTAAAAAGTATGTGTAAATCATATAATACGATGGAACGCTCAATTACTGCCAGTTGGGTTCTACACGCCATTAAAATCACTCTTGGCTACGAATCCGTTCGCCAGGAAATCCTGGTACATTATTTTCCGACCCTTCATCGTGGAAACATCACCAAAATCCGCAAGGCTGGGTTCAAGAACCACGTCATCACATTTGACGCATTTATAAAACCCGGCAAAACGCGCGACGAAAAATCACAGAAAATACAAAAATATTTAGAAAATGTGGTAAAAATGAGTGGCGTCGTCGTATTCACGGCAACCAACATCCAAATGGATGAAAACGACTTGGAGACGCATTACCAAACGTTCATTGTTGATAACGACAACAAAAAAGTGTATATGATTGACCCCGCGAATGACATCACCGTCGTGAAAACCAATAAATCGTCCAAAAAAATACTTGACTCGGGACAGGGAATATATTATGCCCAGGTGGCGCACGAGACGGTACGACCGTTCTTTGAACAAAATACCGATTACGACGTGAAAATGGTGCCTCTCTCGCATCCGGCACAAATCATAGAAGACGATGTGTTTTGTCAATCGTGGTCTCTTTACATATTGATTGCGTTATTAACCAATGAAGCTTATAAGACAACTTCCCAATTTGAGATTCCTGAAGCGCAAATTGACAAATATGCCACGATCCTTGACTTCTACAAGAAGTTGTTGAAAGATGTTCCGTCGTTTGCCGCACAACTAGATGAGGAATATACGAAAGAAATAAATGGATGCGTTGATTGTGACAAGACAAAATTACTAAAAATTAAACCTTCAAAATGGGTTCCGAAAATGAAGAAGGAAGATATGAGCGTATAAACATGTAAAGGTTCCTTAACCGAACACGTTACGGGCTCTTGTTCTTCCTCGTTTTACGCGGCTTTTTCTGAACAACGAGCGCCTTTTGTTCTACCAGTTTATTGATAAAAATATTCACCCTCTTATTCGCAACTTCGCGCAATTCGGCGTCCTCTATTTCCGCGGGGTGTGTAAATATGCGGACCCCCTTTTCCATCTTGGAAGATGCTTCTTTCAGCCGAGAAGCATCTTTTTCCGCCTCTTTTTCTTGTTTTAATTTATCTTTTTGATGGGCCTTGTATTTCTTTTCCAAGCTCCGTTTTAACATTTTGATGTCTTTTTTGGAATCCTTTATTTTTCGCGTTGTATTCTTGTTTTCTTCAATACCACTTTTGCGATACTGCTTTAATATCCCCTTATTTTCGCTCAATTTCATTGCGAGCAATTGTCTTAGTACTGCCTTTTTGGCAACGTCTTTTTCCACCTGGATTGCGTTTCTCAATTCCTTTTCTCCTGCTTTTAAGTTCTCGGCTATTGACTTTACCATTTTGACGGTTTTCTTTATCGCCTCTCTCCCTTCTACAACCAATACATTTGCGCGAACAACTCCTGGATGAGCATTGAAAACGTCGCGTTTTGGGGCATCTTTACATTTGCTTTTAATAGCATTGAACGTGGATTCGTTGTATTTATTAAAATCATCGGAAAAGTCGGGGATGGGTTTTTTAGAAAGGACTTCTTCGTCTTCATCGTCTTCTTCTGCCTCGCTATTACTATCAGAATCATCCCCAAAGTCCGCCTTCCCCGTTTTCGCCTTTATCCGGATGCGCATTTCTTTCAACAATGCGGTCTTCTCCCTTTTGAAATCGGCAATCCTCTCGCGTAATTCTTTCACAGCGTCGCGGTTTTCTTCGCGTTTCCTCTTAATATATTCCATGATTTCCTTAATCGCTTCATTCGCAAATCGGTTACAAGCGGTTCGCAGCGATTTGTTGTCGGCATATTCTTCACAAATGCCTTTAATAGAAGCAAACGATTCTGCCTTTACGTTTTCATACATCGTGTTTTTTCGCTCAATTGCCGCCTGGAGTTCTTCTTCAAGTACGCTCGTATCTGTTTTTAACAACACGTTCATGATTCGCGGGTCAAAATCGCGGTAAAGAGGGCTATGTAGAATCGGCGTGACAATATGACGCACAATGGGTTGCGCAAACGTGCGGGCGTCCTTCTCGCGGTTCAAATAACTAATGTACCCCGACATTTCATCCAAGAATCGTCGGCGTCCTTCCGCGGAAAACATCCCTGATTCGTTCAAATAGGTTTGCGCAAAGAGTTCAAACGAATCCTCTATCCGGTTGAACCTCTCTTTACATAGGTTGAGCAACTTCACAAACTCCATCGGGGATGTCGTTATTGGGGTCGCTGTCATAATGAGCAGCCGCACCGATTCGGACCCGCTGACTTCATAGGACCGCATCAATGCTTCCGAGAAGGCGTTCATATCGGGTTTTTCAATGGCGGACAGGCCACCCTCTCCGTACAACTTGTGCGCTTCATCAATAATAATAAGGGTTTTTCGCAGAGGATCTGCCGCCCCGTTGCGTTTCACGAGAGCCTTGTAAATCTCGTTTTTCCCGAGAACCATATTGGAGAACTGTTTGTAAGACATTGGTCGGATGGACCACGCCTTGGACAACAGCCGCATTCGGCCTTTTTGGTCGGCGGGGATGGGGACACCCAGACGAACCATGGTGCGAATGGATTCGTTACATACTTGGTCAAACATATTCTTCCAAATATCGGCGCGCAACGTCGTGCGCGTGACCCACAGAATCGTGTATCCTTGTTCCTCAAACGAACTCGTGGCGGTGGCAATGGCCGTACAAGTTTTGCCGGAGCCGGTAGAATGAATGAGCACGACGCCCTTGCGATCCAGTTCAGGCGTCATATACATGCGCACAAAGTCTTGTGTGGGTGTGAATTGGAGAGGTCTAGCACCTCCACTGTTAAGAGGTCTAGCACCTCCACTGTTTAGAGAAACTCCTCCTTGAATAGACCACGGTGTAATTCCTTGAAGAGACCCTTGTACAGCCTCATTGTTTAGTTGTCTTTGTGAAACTTCTTGGACAACTCCTCCCCCGCATTTGTTCTCCATCACAACCTCCGGCCACGTATAGTCCGCCGCATAATTATCACGAATATAATCACGCATCCCTTCGTGGGTCTCTGGCATCTTTATATGGGCATCATGATTTAGTAAAACATCAACGAGCCGGTCCAACGGCATTTGTTTCAACGCGTTCGCATATTTTGCGTCATCAAACCGGGCGCCACCACCAATAAGAGGCGTTGCCTGAGGTAAAGCAAACGAATGAACCGCCGCATTCAGGTCTCTATCTACTGCCCCCTCTATGTACATTCTCTCCATATCGGTCGCCAAATTGAGCAACCGCACATCCAGTCCAAGTGCCTTCATATACAAATCATACACGGTCGCGGCATCCTCAAATCCAAATCGCACTTCTTCGGGGATTTCACTGTCATAAATGTTCACATGGAGAGGCCAACCACGAGTAGGGTGGAAATCCAACCCCTTTTGGCCGCACATTCGCGTTCCGCGCCCAATGATCTGTTTCAAATCCGCCCCCGTCATCTGCGGTTCAAATATATGGACGTATTTGATATCAAACAAGTCAATCCCCTCTTTGAATCCGCTGTCCATCACGATGAATCGTGCAAGTTCCCCGTGAGAATTATCCGGACGTAAATTGAATTGTTTGAGTATCTCTTTGCGCATAGGCACCGATATGGGCTGCCCTAAAACATTGACGGAGCTGAGCAAGTAGAGATTACCATACCGATTCTCATCCAGTTCGGCCGTAGGCAATAATTGGATTTTGCTCCATTTCTTTTCAACATCGTCGCCCAAATAATTGGCGCCGTAACCGAGACGCAATTCGTGGATGTCCATCAACGCCGTCGCAAGCAACTTTGTCGTACTCTTCACACTGGAATAGATGAAGTGTTTGAAGAGACGCCCGTAAGTGCGGTAGTCTTCTTCGTCTTGACGCTCAATTTCCTCTATCATTCGCAAACATTTAGGGGAAAGAGATGAGAGGATTTCGCGCGTCAAGCGATGATGATGCGGTCCCGACTCAAAAGAGTATCGCGGATCAGAGGAGGCAAAGTTGCCGGTTTTTTGAATACAATCAGGTTTGTATGTTGCAATAAAGTCCGTGGGGTCAGGATTAATATTTTCAAAATATTCTGGTCCAGAAATAGACACACTGTCTATAGAACTACCTAAAGAACCGGATTCTGGAGTATTAGACATTATAGAATATAACGATACTTTTCTCCTATGTACAACATTGGATATATATGCCATTTGGCATATATCTTCAATGGAGCGGTATAAGTGAAGATTTACAATGTCACACATCTGGTGTGATGTGTAAATATTCTCGTATATAAATATATATTTCAATGCCCCAAGTGAGATTTAATATTTTAGGCGGACCGTTTAATGGTTATTCGCCACAACAAACAATTACAAATTACAAGGATAGCGATGTTATCAATATGCGAAGAGTGTTGGTCCGTTCCAGGAGTGAATTGAACGTAAAAGACAGAATTGGTACAAGAAACCGCGTATTGACTCCATTTCGCGCGGCCAACAATTTGGGCGATTTCCTCGGCCGCCAATATTATGTGGATGGTTCTGAACCAAATCCTGAATCTGCCTCTCGTCCAGGGTATGCTCGATTGATTGGCAGCATCAGGTCAACCCGAGATTCCACTGGCGTGACCGGGGCATCATGTAACCCCAAGTTCGTTTCGGATAGCTCGGATTATATAAAGTTCAAGCGCCAATCTGCCACCAACCGCAACTTCAACGATTTGGCATTCGGTGGATACAATAATGCGGCGTATTCCAGAATTAAGATGAACTTCTAAGGATGCTCGCCGCGCAAAAATCTACAAATAAGATATAATGTACAATTAT